TGATGACGCTGTAGACAGTATGGTACTAACGATGGGAGGATTATTGAGGCGAGGAAGTTTACAATTAGACTACAATAGGGACAGCTTTGATTTATAGATAGCAGCATGGCCAAAAAACGTATGGCGGGTGAAGAGCTTGATAAAGATACTTCCGCATCTAAGGAAGCTAAAGCTGCTGTCATTGACAAGACGCCCAACGAACATCAAAGAACTGCTCAAGCTAATTTTGATAAAGAAGATTATGCAACCAATAATCAGTACGGACAAGATTTGAGTGGTATTAAATACAAAGAAGGCATTGAAGACTTCTATGGTGATGACGCCTCAATTGGAGAGAATGATATTAAACGAATGATGGATGCTGGCTATAGCTCAGATGACGTTTATAACTTTAGTAAAAAGCGAGGATTGAATTACAATCAGCATGGACAGAAATATATGAAGGGTCAAGGCGATTATCAAATTGGTAAAGGGTCTGATCAGTGGGGAGATGTATTTGGCTCCTCAGATAAAAAAGAATCAAAAGGATCAAAAGAATCAGTTCAAACTGCATCAGCAGTTAATAGTGGCACAGGAAATGCAAATAACAATAGTGCCTCTATTAGCAGCACTATTAATGGCAACAACAACAATGTTGATCAATCAGTTACACAAAATATTAACAACAGCCGTACTTATGGTGGGACAAATAAATCCTTTACGTATAACGGAAGTACTAACGGCAATAACTACGAAGATACGCCAGTCAGTGCAGGCACAATTGCAGGTCATTTCTACGACGGAGATAGCCCCACCAAGAGTGCTGCATTCTTAGATCGTTATACAACAATGAACGACGACTATCAAAAGAGCTATGAAAATAGAGGACGAGCACAAACTGCTATCAATGCTGCTAGTAAAAATGAAGCAATTGACTTTGACCAAATGGATGAACGCATTGGCGACCGTGCCAAAGCATCTAGAGCACGTAGCACTGTGATGGCTGGTGATATCTTTGGTGATATGTGGAACTACAAAGCTCCTGACTGGAGAAATCCAGACAAGATGGAAGAAGTAGAAGCTCCTGACTTTAAGAAGCTAGGCAAGATTTAAAAGAATAGCAGTTAGACTATTAAGTAATGAGCTGACATAGAATGAACAAAATTAACAGTCAATTTGAACAGATACTTCTAGCTGCTAAAGAGCGTCGTGGAGACCTTTCTGTCGATTCGATGATTGTTAGTTCTCATCTATCACAGATGAGGATGTTTATGCTGCGTAAAGGACTTGAGTTCTACGCAGAACAAGACAGCTTTGGATATCGCAAAGAGTTCATCAAACGTGTTGTAGACCACAACATGCTTGAGATGAAGCTTGATAGTATTGTTGACTACTTCTTATGTGACGGACAAGGTCTGTTCTACTTCAGACCATCAGGTGATGACTATCAGCTGCTGTTCTTCCCTAAAGATAACTATCGTGCATACCGTGACCAGAACGGTGACCTAGAGAATGTAGTCCTGATTTATACGTTTAACGTACAGGAATCAAATGCTCTTGATAACTACGCTCGTCAAGACGGTAAAGACGGTAAGAAGAAATACATCAGGCTAAAGGTCTTCCGAGACCGCATCGAACAAACAATCTCTAACGAAAAGATTGAGTTTGATAATGACATGGGCTCACAGCTTATGACGATGCCTGGTCAAACAGAGACCTTGACTAACAGTCTTGGTTTCATTCCAGCAGTCGAAGTGTTTAATCACATGGACTGTACTGGTGAAGCAACTGGTAATGGTGAGTTTGATTGGTTAGCTAACCAAATCATGTATCACGATGAGCTAGTCAAGAACGTCCGTAAGAACCTCAAGTTCTTTGGTAACCCCACTCTTATCTCCAGTCGTCCCAAACACGACATTATCGAGAGTGGTGACGAAGGTAGCTTCCGTCCAACCATTAGTAGCCAAGCAGGCTTTGCTGCTATTGGACGTAGTAGCTCTCGTGTCAGTGAACCGTTTGGTGGCGCGTCTGCTTTAGATGGTCAAATCAAGGTGCCTCGAGTAATCGCAAACCTTGAGCCAACTGACCGTGTCAACTACCTCACGCCTGACAGTGTGAGTGGTGACCAGAATATGTATATCAAACAGTACCGCTCTGAAATCAGACTGGCACTGGGTGGTGTAGATGACATTGACATCAACACTGCTTCTACTGCATATGAAATGAAATCTCTGTATGGCAGGTGTGCTGCTACAGCAGAGAAGAAAGCAAAAGCATTGTTTAGCTATGGCTTATGCAGGCTCTTCAGTCTGATGATTCAGCATGAAGAGAAGATGTTTAAGGAAAGCTTTGCAGTTGCAATTGGTCTTAAGCAACCTGTAGTACCTCTGCAGGAAGAGTATCAGACACCAGAAGAGTACACAGAAGCAATGGAAAAACACATTGCTGCTATGGAGAAGTTCACTCGAAAGAGAGAAGAAGCAATTCGTGTTAGTCTAGATACAGGCGAAATGCCTGACGGTGTAACAGGTTTAATCCCCGACGGCAGTACAATAGTTAGCTGGCGTTGGATGGGTGATATCTTCGAAGATGACGCACAAGATGTTCTTAATAACAGCATCGTTGTTCGTAACCTTCAAGAACTAGGTGTGGATTCTATTGAAGCACTTAAGTACCTATTCCCAAGCAAGACTGACGAAGAAAGGGCAGCAATGTTGAGTGGCTACCCCTTCCGAATGGTCCAACAAACTCAGCAAAGTCTTAACAGTTTTATTTCATTACTCGGTAGTCTTTATCAACTACCACATCCCCAGACACCTGAACTTCCATTGGCGTCTGACCCGAACCTAGATATCACTGGGTTCTTATATAGATCACTCGAATTTTTACGTAAGGAGTTAAGTTACAGTGGAAAGTACCATCCCGACAGCACAGACGAGCGCCCCCCAAGCCTCAGCCCCGCAGACGTACGCCGCGCCAGCGCAGGACAGCCAGTACGCGAGCAACCAACAACCAGCCTCGCAGGCGTATCAGGTCCAGGTGCCCCAAATGCCTCAGGCTCCGGCTTACCAGGGACAGGCCCCGGCCCCGCAGGCTTCGGCACCCCAGGGCAATCCATGGCAGCAGGCGTTCCAGGCGCTCAGCGCAAGTTTGAATACAAGCAACCAGTCCCAGGCCCAGGTGTCACCCTCGGCATACCAAGTGACGCCAACACCCCAGGCAGCTACACAAGCCAGTTGGGCTTCAATGCCCCAGGCTCCTCAGCAGCAAGCCCAGTATTCGGCGCAGCAGACCTACTCTCCCCAAGCTTCAACCCAGGCTTTGATGCAACAGGCGCTGCAACAGCAAATGGTCGCACCGGCTCCGGCTCTGGCAGAAAGTCAGGCTCCGGCACGGGACGCGTATCTAAGTCAAATCAGCGACGAAAGTCTTGAAGTTCTTGAGCACTTCGGTGCTGAAGCTCCCAACCTTCTGAACACCTATGCCTGTGCCGTTGAGGATGCCCTCATTGAGCAAGTACAGCGTGGTCAGCATCAGTCTTTGGTGCTTGAAGCAGCTGGTGAAGAGCGTGCAGCAATGAACCTGATGCTTACCGACCCCGATGTCTTGGCTGATTATGTCAACGACTTCTTCGGTCCTGAAGGTCCTTACCCACGCTGACTGAAGCTGAGAAGCTGCGAACTTGGCTAACGAAGCAAGCACGTGCACAGTTCGAGCAGGAAATCATCGCTCAAGAGCAAGGTCAAGGTTCCCCAGAACTTCCAACGCCCTGTCCAAGAAATGCCAACACCAGGTCGTCAGGCAAACGCCGCTAACGACTTCTGGGGTGGCTTCGGAGACATGATGGATACCAATCCTGAAGATGCATGGAAAGTCCTGGCACAGGCTCCTGCAGCAGCCTTCCAGCAGAAGATGCTGGTCCAAGACCTCTGATTAAATGTGAGGGGGTACTAAATGTATCCCCTTACAATGTATATATGAGAACGAATTAAACAATGGCTAATCCTTATTCAGTTGCAGAGCAGATGCTCCCTCAGTCCAGCTCTATGCGTGGACTAGATGGAATGAACCGTACGTCCGCTCCTATGGGTGCTAATGCATTTGATGGTGGTGGTTCATCTAAACCTTCTGTCAACAGTCAGCCGTTTAACAACGAGCGACTAGCACAGCAGAACATGATGATTCGTCAAGGTGATGCTCTGTCTCAAGCACAGTCTGCCGGACTCCAAGGTCAGCGTAAAGAACAGCTCGTAGGTGCTAACGAAGAATATAAAGCTGCAGCATTCGCGAATGAGCGTAAAGCAGAAGTAATGGAAGTACTTGGCTCACCTGCAACCCAGTACATGTCTCAGATGGGTGATGTAGAAGGACAAGCTTTGCGTAACAACATTGCAACCGGAAGGGCAATGGCAGTTGGTGCTAATCCTGACTTGGCTCAGAACCAGATGGGAATGTAAATCCACTACAATCGGTATAGGTTGCTAATACTTATACCGTGCGTTTAGCTGGACAAGAAACACAACAAGACCCTGAAGTATTCCAGACTATCTGGAAGCATCTGAAGACTGATGGTGTGCCTGACCAGGCTGCCAATCAGATGACTGCAGAGATGCTGACTCACGGCGAAGACTTTGAAAGTAGTGTTGAGAAATATCAAGAAGCAGAATCAATCTATAAAGAGAAAGGATTTAACGAACACGCAGCGCAGGCAATGGCTGTGGAGTCTATGGAAGATGGTGAGCAGCCTAAAAAATCACTTAGGTATGCAAGATTACACGGCTAAGTGTTGACGAAGCTAGAATAATAGGCTACAGTTAAGTATACCCAAAAAGAAATATATGTCAGTAAAACTTTCAGGAGATTCAGTACGTTCTTATCTGCGGGACATCGGACGTATTCCACTTCTGGAGCATGACGAAGAGATTCTCTTAGGACGTCAAGTGCAACGTATGATGGTACTTAAGGAGATGAGAAAAGAGCTTGAGCTAGACGAAGAAGGTTTAGCTGATGCTATGGACATCACTCACAAGCAAATTAAGAAAGAGATGCGTGATGGCGAAAGAGCAAAAGACAAGATGGTTACCGCTAATCTTCGTCTTGTTGTCTCTGTCGCAAAGAAATATACCAAGCGTAATATGGAGCTCTTGGACATCATCCAAGAAGGAACAATCGGACTCGTCCGTGGTGTGGAGAAGTTCGATCCTGGTCGTGGCTATAAGTTCTCTACTTATGCATATTGGTGGATTCGACAAGGCATTACAAGGGCGATTGCGGAGAAGAGCAGAGCCATCCGCCTACCGATCCACATTACTGAGAACCTCAACAAGCTTAAAAAAGCCCAGCGTGAACTAAGTCAAATAAACGGTCAAATGCCAAATGTCTTTGACCTAGCTGCATACTTAGACCTGACTGTAGATGAAATTAAAGATTTAATGTGTAAGGCACGTCAGCCTACATCACTAGAAATCAAGATTGGAGAGAACAGAGATACTGCTCTCATTGACCTGCTTGAAGATGAAACGCAACTACCAGAGCTAATCTTAGAGCGTCAATATATCAAAGAAGATATCCGTGAGCTGATTGCAGATTTGCCTGAGATGCAGGGTGCTGTACTAGCTATGCGCTACGGAATTGGTGATGAGATGCTTGAACCAATGTCAATGACAGCTATTGGACAAGTACTTAATATGAGCCGTGACCGTGTACGAACACTAGAACACAAAGCGCTAAGAGCATTACGTGCTAACTCAGATGAAATCAATGAGTATTTGTAAATTACAATAGAAGTAATAGATGCAATAAGCTCATGAACGAGGGTGCGAAGGATGTCACACAACGCATCCTAGATAGACATATTATCTATGGTGCAAGTGACTACACAAAACCTGGTTACTCATCTAGCAACAAGTCTCTGAACTACGCAGAAGGTGGTTCAATTAATAGTCCACAGAAAGACCGTGTGACTATCATTCCTTTTGAAATTAATTATCAAGACACAGTAGGACTGTTTGGTAAAGAGAACCACTTCATTCGTGTTGATGTAGCAATCAATCCAGATTATGCCTTTGCATGCTTTGAAGAGCCAGGTTGGGAATGTGCTCAGATTACAGACCAAGACTTAGCAGTAATCAACACTTACTTTCCTGCTGTCATAGATGAAAGCAAAGATTTGACTACAGTTAATACATACGACCCTGCACTAATTAGACGCTCAAGTCTGGGTGGCAAGTCAGATGCCTACATCAGTGTGGACTTAAAGAACTTAAAAACAGGCAATAAGTATATTGATGCTTGGTTTGATGTGCGTCTATACACGAAAGATAGGCAAGAGCATCCATACGACAAGATGTATGTACGTCTGAATGACTTCTTCTATATTGGATTCCATGCTAGGAACACAAGAAGATTGCCCTACAACGTACAGTGCGTCATAGGGCAAGAGTATTTATCGGGAGCAGAAGTAAATGCTATGCGTTATAGCTTGTGCCGTTAGACAGTAACAGTGAGTTCACCGTCGGTACCACCAGGAACCGTAACGGTCTCACCGTTCACGTAATCTTGACCACCACTGACAACAGTCACGCTGTTGATTACATCTCCATCAGAGCCGTAGTTGATTGTCATACCTGAGCCACTACCGCCGCCAACAGATACACCGTTCTGACCAGCACTATATCCAGTACCAGCATTAGAGATAGATGCTCCAGTCACAACTCCTGTAGGAGGTGTAGGACCAGCGTTAGGGCGACTTGCACCACCGGCAGGGGTAACCGTCATTACTTTGCCACCACTAATGATTGGGAACACATAGTGCTCAATCAATTCATAGGCGGAGGTAAACAATGCTCCACGACGCACCTCATTGATGCCGTAGAAGTCAAAGTTAAAAGAACCGTCGTGGTCAATACGTAGGTTAGTACCAGCGTTACTATCAAGCACAAGCTTGACAGTGCCATCCGCTGTAGTCACATCAAATACTGTGCACATGACATAGCATTTGTTAGGTCCTACTTTCCACCACTCTTTCAAGGAGTGCGTATCGCCACCACGCTTCGGACGTGTGAGAAGCATTTCAGTACCAGTGTGCTTTTTAACGTCCTTAACACCAGTAAGAACCAGACTATCAGCCATTGTGTTTAGTTATCACTTTCTTCTATTTTAGTCCATTTAAGATTATCAACGCAGTTGTTAGTTTTACATCCATCAAGATGCTTAATCCTACTGCAGCCTTTAGCTTTGCCAGGACTAGCAGCAGGCTGTTCCAAGAAAGCAAGTGCTACTAACTTATGAACTGTTGTAGTAATTGTCTGCTTGCGTCCAATACGTTGCGTCAAATTAACTTGTGAATAACCATTTTTATTGACACGCTGTTTAAGGATACGTTCGATAACACCTTTTGTACTTTTAACGAGACCAGCTTCGTTTACGTAGTACTCAATGCAACATTCAAACCCTGGCAATGTATGGATAGGCTTCCAAATTTTGTCATTAATAAAATCCATACCATAAGATATTTGGGTACATAAACATAAGTATAACAACACACATTACTATCTATATATGTGACCCTGTCGAAGTCACTTATAAACCTTTTAGCTTACGGAGTATTAATCCATGTGGATTGATAATGACTTTCCGAAGCTTCTTGGTGCAGAACTTTACCGTCCTCATCCTGCCTACATCATTGAGATGGCAGTTGAGCCCGTGGTAGTACACGATTTCTCTAAGCAGCCCGGTCAGACCGTGCAGCTTGATCGTTACCGCTTCTGGGGTAAGCCTGGCACTAAGGAGTCCCGTGAGCGGACCGCCGACCAAACCCTTGGATCCGCATCCGCACGCAACATCGTCAAGGACAAAGTGCTGGTTACTCTCCGTGAGTACACCGGCCCCGCTGATTCCCGCGATGCAACTCAGCCTTCTACCTTCAAGGTAGCTCGCGAAACCCTGATCACTGCTCAGCGTTTGCTGCTTGATACTGGCAACCTGAATGTGTTCCACCAGTCCATTGGTTCACTCACCCTGCTTGACGACTATCGTCCGTGGCGCGATCGCGTGTTTCGCTAACGAACTGCTGAAAGCAGAAGCTTGTGGTCAAATCTTCCAACGAGCAAGGTGGTTACTACCTGCCCGGTGGTAAAGCCAAAAGATGACGGCGGCCTTGGAACCCTTGGCGTCACCTATGAAGCTGGTGAATCTGCCAAGTTTGATGTTAAGACCGACCTTCTCGAAGTCGTTAAGGACATGCGTAAGCGCAACGTTCCTACCTTCGCTGATGGTTACTACCGTTGCATCGTGGACCCCACTGCAATGATGCACCTGCGTCAGAACAGCGACTTCCGCGAAATCGCACGTTACCCAGGCACGGGCATGGTTGACCCCATGAACCCAGGTCTGGCACCTAATGCCAACTTCTATAAAGGCATGGGTCCTGCATACGGACAAGCTGGCTTTGTTGCCGGTCAACCCGTTATGCCTACTGGCTTCCTCTTTGAGGGTGTCCGTTGGTTCGAGTCCACCAACCTGCCTGAGACTTCTTACAACCTGGCAATTACCGATGAGTCCGCTACTGCCGCCGATTACGGTGCAGCACAGATGATCTTCTTCGGTCCACAGGCTGTCGGTGTCGGCATTGGTGGTAACAACGCTCAAATCTTGTTGAACAACAACGATGACTTCTCTCGTTTCATCATCATGATCTGGAGCTTGTTCGCCGGTTTTGAAACCCTTAATAAGGATTTCATCACGGTTGGTTACTCTTTCGTATATTGATAGGAGTACTAACTATGTCTATTATTTTTCCCGGTAACTATGTAGCCCACCTGAACGCATATCGCGAACAGGGTGTTGTGGCTCTTCCAGGTGTTGAGTTCTACCGTGCCGTCGGTGCAGTTGTACTTAACCCTGACAATGATGGCGTCACTGACGTCAATGGTGTGCTTGTTGCTGGCGACTACGCCGCACAAGTTCTGTCTCCTGACCTTCGTCAAGATGACAAGCCCCGTAAGGACAAGCCCCTTACCGTTCCCTGCTGGTTCCGTTGTATACCGCACTGCTGTTTCCGCCCCTGGCGTGAAAGCTGTTGCTGCTGGTGACACCGTGACCGTTAAATCTGCTACTGGTCTTCCTACTTCAGTCCCTGTGACTGCTGAAGCTGACCTGTACTTCCCTGAGGAAGGCGCAACCTCTGCTCTCGTTAGCATCCTTGACGGCACTGCCGTCAGTGTTGACACCGCAGTTGAACTGACGACGTCTGCCGACCTGGTTGCTTCGTTGAACCCTTCCGCTGGTGCTTGCCGTAACTCACCTTCCGCTCTGATTGTGGAAGTGTGCTACTACCGCGCAGCCCCTGCTCCTGATGCTGAGGATGCTCACATTCCTTTCGCAACTGAAGCCGGACAAGGCTACTGATATTCATAAATCAGTCAAACATTGGGTTCCTTCGGGAGCCCTTTTTTTGTGCCTATAATAAAAGAAGTGTACCCCAAAGATATGGCTGACCACAAATTATTTCAAGATACAAAGACAGGTAAGCTCGTAGAGTTTATTAGTAAGCATGATAAAGAGTTTGCAATGGTGCGTGACGCAGCAGGCAAGGTAACGTATTTAACGCTTGACCAACTAGTTCCTTATGAGCAGGGCAAAGGACGACTTGCAAAAGTATCAGCACCTGAACTCATCGTTCCAGAAGAGCAGGCACCAGATGCAGTAGTTCCAATGGAAGATATCCGTTTAAATCTCAATGCAGCACAGGCAGAGCAGATTGCTAAACGTCTACCAGGTGTAGGATTTGCTACCGCTAAGAAGATTGTTGAACTACGTATGTCTCTCAGTGGTGAGCGGTTTGCAAACCTCAAACAACTAGAGAATATTCCTCGCGTCAACTGGGAACAGTTGATTGAAGAAGACCTCATCTTCATTAGCTAAACTAGATATAGTATTGCGTGAGATAAATGCTGTCACCACAAGAAGCATTAATGATGCAGGCTGCTTACGATGAGCAAGACCGTCTGCAAGCACAAAACACTGCTGGGCTACTTGGTGCTGCTGGTGGTGGATTAATGGGAGCTGCTGCAGGCAGTATTCCTCATAAGATTGGCAGCGCTGTAAATGCTTTAAAAGGCACTCCTGCTACAGGAATGCGTGCAATGAAACCTGGCTTTCGTGCTGCTGGTGGACTGAACAGGAGCAATCCTTGGTGGTGCATTAGGTGCTGGCATGGCTTCAATCATGAAATCAGAAAGCCCTGCTGCTCGCCTTATGGGTAAGCTTACAAGCAGGTGGTGATATTGACGAGTATGACCGTGTGCAGCTAGAGAATGAACTAGCAAGCATTTACAACAATCCTTCTAAGCTAGGTATGTGATGGAATTAGACGAGCATCTTAAATCAAAAGTTAGATATCACTTAGGAATTAACTCCGGTGCACAGATTCCTGCAGGTGACAGAGCTCGTGTAGAAGAAGCAATGGCTCTAGTGCCAGATGAGCTTTGGTATAACGAGATTGTTTATCACATCAAACGCTGTGACATTGCTTGGAAAGCAAGTGCTGCAATTCCAGACGATTACTTTGACCCAGACGGCAGTCGTATCTTGAACCCGTCTCGGCAAGAAGTGATTGCTGGTGACGTTCAACGAACAATTAATACATCTGACCCACTGAAAGGAGATGAGTACTTCCGTGAAATCTACCTTCGCGAGGTGGATAGATTGGCTGAGACTTTGTATGTGCCTAATTATCGTCGTCCAGAGGTACGTCGTTATGCGTTTGAACGTGCGGGTTCTGAATTTATTCTGGCCGTCCCTGGACCTGCAGATACAGCAGTAGGCTCACGAATGGCACTCAGCACAATGTGGCGTTAAGTGTAGAATAGGCATAGGATATTTACTAAATAGTTATGACTCAGAAAATCACGATGGGTCGTGATAAGCGTCAAGATGCAATCGATGCTCAAAATGCACAGCGTCAATCAGGGTCTAACCCGTTTGTACAAGGCATTGATGCTGTCATGGAAGAAGGTGTAGGTGGAGCAATTGCTCAATCACGTAATCAGTATGGCAACGTGAACATCATGCCTGCGGAAATGATCCAAGGAAAGAACAGTAACTTTAGTCAACAGGATGCACCTTCTAATGCACCTATGGAAGACTACGCTAATCAGACTGGGTCTGTAGATAATCAAGTATCAGCAACTGAAAAGCCTGAGCAAGACCCAGAAGCTTTTGAAACTGATGCTCTAGACCGTCGCATGCAGATGTATGCGAAAGCTGCAGGTAATGCTGAGCAAAACTTGAACTCTAACAACCGAGGTATGTGATGGATAAAAGAGAATCAAATGCACGGATGCTGGACCCAGATAGGTTCAAGATTGCCAAGGATATGTCATACATGCCTGGTGGTCCGATGATGAACAATCCAATGAACGTGACAAACATGTCACCACAATTGGGAAGCATGGACGGTGTTAACCAGTATCCATATGGAGATAGTGGTGTTGAAATGGATAGCCGTATGGGTGCAGTTGGTCCTAGTGCTAACTCAGGCATGCCACAGAACTATGGTGCGTGGTACTGGCTTCAATGGTCAGCAGCCATACAACACTCAGCAGCAACCTTCAGGGGCAGCACAAGAGCCTATGGAAGGGTATGCGTCTTGGTCAAGATGCAATGAACCGTGGACTACCTGCTAACCAGTTCATGGGCGTAATTGGACAACCAACTCCTCTGCCTGGTAATCCAACGATGATGCAAGGTTCACAAACCAATGCAACTCTTGGACTTGTAGGTTTTCAAAATCTTGAAGGTGTCCAACCTCCAGGTGCAACACCGACTAAAATTAGTAAAAAGAAAGGTAAAAAGTAATGGCCGCTACATCCACAAATAAGCAACCACTTTTGGTTGACCATATCCTGCACTATGCAGTTAATCTTGACACGGCTATTAATGGCGACCTAGATGTAACTGGTACCAACACAGCAGTTTTGCTTGTTGATTCAACATCAGCAGATGGTGCTGTCATTGAAGATATTTATTCAATTGCACGAGGCACAGT